GCACTCGACGAAGAATGGCTACAAGCACTTGATGTTGATACAAGTCCAGAAAAACTATTGCGTATTTCAGTTTCCATGATTGATGATGTAGCAAAAGCCATTTCTGAATTCATGAAAGACTACAAGTCTAATTATGGAGATCTGGAATACGACGAAATGCCTAAACTTGTTTTTGTAATTGACAGTTTAGGAATGTTGTTAACACCAACTGATGTTGATCAATTCCAAAAAGGTGACATGAAGGGTGATATGGGTAGAAAACCTAAGGCGCTGACAGCCTTGGTTAGAAACACTGTTAACCAGATTGCACCTTACCCTATAGCATTGATCGCAACTAATCACACATACGCATCACAGGATATGTTTGACCCAGACGATAAAATCAGTGGTGGACAAGGCTTTATATACGCAAGTAGTATTGTTGTTGCTATGAAGAAACTCAAATTAAAAGAGGATCAAGATGGTAACAAAACTTCTACAGTGCAAGGTATTAGAGCCGCTTGTAAAGTGATGAAGTCACGATACAGTAAACCGTTCGAAGGTGTTCAAATTAAAATACCATATGAGTTTGGCATGGATCCATATAGTGGCCTATTGGAAATGCTAGAAGCAAAAGGTATTGTAGAAAAAGTTGGCAACAAACTGCTTTATACTTCGCCTGTAACAGGTGAGGAAATAAAGGAGTTCAGAAAAGGCTGGACAGGAGACAAACTTCAGGTAATTATAGATGAGTGGGGGCAAAATCCTATTGCACAAAAAGAAGCAGTAGATGATGAAGACCTTGACACTTATGACGATTTATCTGAGGAGTTAATTGATGAGTCCTGAAGTTGCACTTTTAAGCGAGTCTTGGGAATTAGTGAAACCTCACATTCCTGCTAAAGACCGCCTACATGTAGCAGATAGTATGCTACGACTATTTGACGAATCTATCGACATTAGCGAAATCGAAATTTATAAACATGAGTTTGACAAAGTTATGAAAACTGCTATTATAAGTTTTTATGACGATGAAGGACTTGATGACGAATTCGACGATGAAGATGGAGATGAATGGTAAAAAACTATGAGTACTTGGTATAATAAAATTGTTGACGATCTAGGAGTTATTGTAGATTCTATACAATACTTTGAAAATGAATTACATGAAGCCAAGTATGAATGCAGGATTAAGGGCAGTCTAGAACGATCTAGTTCTGCCCTTCCTGGTATTACAGAACATCGCTTTAATCAATTACAAGAGATTGAAGCAATTCTTGAACACTTGAATATTGAGTTACGCAGAGAACGCAGTAAAGTGTTTAGAAAATATCTCGAAAGTTATAACAGACAACTTAGCAGTAGAGATGCAGAAAAGTTTGTAGATGGTGAGGATAGTGTTATTACTCTAACTCACCTAGCAAACCAATATGCCCTATTGCGAAATCAATACCTAGGTGTTATGAAAGGTTTGGATACCAAGCAATGGCAAATAGGTCATATCACAAGGCTGAGAACTGCTGGTATGGAAGACATTGTAATAGAATGAGACCATTAGTAGTTCATAATGCAGTACCACAAAGTTTTTTAGACCACTTAATAGAAATACCAATTGAATGGAAACGTGCTCAAATAAACAATGAGGCAGTTTCTACAGTACGTAGATGTTGGGCAGAAAGTATGTCCTCTCATTCCCTAGTAGAAGCAGTTGTAAAACCATTATTTGAATACTATGAAAATGTAGAGACAAATAACAAGTTTGAAAGCCAGTTAATATTGTATAGAGAAGAAGATGCTGGCAATTATGATTTACATCAAGATGTATTTTATTCACAAGATGATGTGAGAAAGCTCAGCATGTCTATTCTTATTACAGATGATTTTACAGGTGGCGAATTAGAAATTATGGGAGAAGTAATGGAAATACAAAAAGGCGATGCTGTAATATTTCCAAGTTTCTTACCGCACTCTGTAGCACCCGTAAAAACTGGTTCAAGATTATCTTTAGTATCTTGGTTGTACGGCCCACATTGGAAATAGGTTGACATAAACAAATTTGATGCTATACTAGTATTTTTAGTGAGGTATATATGTTACCAATTGGATTACACATAGAAAGTGGTTGGGCAGACGCAGAACGTAAATTACGTGAAGACCAAGTTCGTAGTTTAGTTGGTGCACCTACACTAGAAGAAAGTAAGCAATGTGTTTGCGGCGAGCAGTTAGAAGATTGCAAAGACGCATATGAACACATGACACACGGTTGCTGATTTGCTCGAGTGGTATTTCGTAAATTGGGTTGGACACAGTCCTGTAAATTCCCTAAGTGTACTGCAAACAGCAATTAATTAAGAACTTCTGATTTTCCCACGTTGCGTGGAGGTTTGCACAGAAGAGAAACAACAAAGCCACAACTTGCGAGTCAACCGCACTTGGACTCTCAAAATAGTGCATAAGAGTAGGACCCCCAGATGCAACTGGGGGTTATTTTTGCCCTGTTCGTCTAGTGGTTAGGACACCGGGTTTTCATCCCGGCAACAGGAGTTCGATTCTCCTACAGGGTACCACCTCTAAGTCATTGAATTTACTACAGAAATAAAACGGTTGACATATCTTCAAAATTTGCTATACTATATGCATAGGTTAGGAATTAGGAGTAGAAAATATGCAAACATTAGTTATTCAAACACAACACCGTGAGAACTACGGTGCTCATGATTGGGATGGTAAGGGCGAATGTCCTCAGTACTGGAAGTTCAAGGGTGGTAACACTTATTTTGTTACTGGGCTGACTGGTAAGCAGATCAACAAGATCGCTCAGCACGGTATTCCTACTCTTTCAAAGCTCATTGAGAGCAAGAACGAATATTTCGAAGAATATATCCTGGATTGGGAGATTCGTGACCTTGGTAAAAATGGCGACGGCAAAGGTCCAATTTGCGAACCATGGGAAACTCCAATAGAGTTTTATTGGGGTGGAGACCGTTGGTTATGTCGTACCCATCACACTCCCAGTCCTGAATATAGCCACTATCATCAGGCTATTATTGGCAAGGCTGAGCAGTGGATTCCACTCGAGGGCGGTGATCGTTCTGACTACAAGAGTCAGCTCAAAACCAAAAATGGTTGGTTTGATTATAACCATCCTCAATTAAAAGCGGAAATTGCCGCTTAAAAAGGTTGACAAATCTCAAAGATTTGTTATTATATATACATATTAATTAATTGCTGTGGGAGGCAAGAATATGAAAAAAGTAAAAACGCAAGAGCAAGTTCGCATTATCCAAGGCACTTACAGAAATGCACCTATCACTGATACTGTGTTTCCGTTGGTCAAGCCTAGCACTTTCGGTAAGAAAGGTTTGTTTGTAACAGTTGATGCCAGTAAGGTATTAGGTCCAGACAAAACTGCTATCCGAGTATTACTTGATGATCCAAAAGATATCGAGTATGTAGGACAGGTTGAGGTTGAAGCCGAGGATAAGGTTGAAGAGACCAAAGAAAAAGAAACGCCTGAGCAGGCTATGGATAGAATCAAACGTAGGTTTGCTATCCTTGATGAAATGACTGACGCAGTAGCAAATAGTGTTGTGCGTGGTCTTATTGTTAGTGGCCCTCCAGGTGTTGGTAAGTCTTTTGGTGTTGAAAAGATCTTGGACGAGTATGACATGATGCAAAAGTTGTCTAACAAGCCGCCAAGAACTGAAGTTGTTAAAGGTTCGATGACACCAATTGGTTTGTTCCAAACTCTTTTCAACAATTCAAATGAAGGTGATATTCTAGTGTTTGATGACTGTGATAGCATCTTGTTTGACGAAGTATGTTTGAACATGCTGAAGGCTGTATTGGATTCAGGCAAGAAGAGAACTATATCTTGGAAGTCAGAATCAAATGCTCTGCGTAGGGAAGGCATACCTGATAGGTTTGACTTCAAAGGTGGTGTTGTCTTTATTACTAACGTTAACTTTGAAAACGTTCGTTCTAAGAAGATTCAAGATCACTTAGCGGCTCTTATGTCAAGATGTCACTACATTGATTTGGAAATGGACAGTGTGGAAGATCGTTTCCTAAGAATCAATCAAATTGTACGTGATGGTATGTTGGACGATTACGGTTGGACAACAGAACAAAATACTGAGATTGTAGACTTCATGGTATTGAAGAGTGCAAGGCTCAGAGAGATTTCACTCAGGATGGTTCTAAAGATTGCGGACTTGAGAAAAATGAGTCCAGATACTTGGAAAGAACTTGCAGAATCAACCTGTATGAAACGTGTTGCATAACATTCTCCCACAATAGTTGAGCAACACAAACCCCCCGAAGTAATCTCCGGGGGGTATTTTAATTTTTTAATGGAGTAAAATGAAAGACTTTGATAAAAATTTTCACTTAAATTTTTCACCACTATACTTTGCATTTGTTTTCATGCTGTTTATGTTATGGGCAAGTGAAGCAAACGGTGAGGAAGTAGAGGAAGTATTAGTAGTTGGTGCAGTAACAGAAGAAACACAAACTGAACCAACACAAGATTTTAATATTATAGAAACCATTATGCCAACAGTGAGTTTTGTTGGTGGTGGTTACGGTGGCTTTTCAGGCTTCTCAGAAAGAGGTACCGAAATATCACATACATCTGTTTTTAGAAACGGTGTGCCTGTAAATGATGCTGGCAATGGCTGGTATGATTTTGCACATGATATAGCAACAGGACTTGAAAGAGTTAAATTAGTAAACGGTGCTAACAGTGTGCTATATGGTTCAGCAAGTATGGGCGGAACTGTTTTTATTACAGACACTTTTGAAAATCAGGCACTTGTAAGGCGTGGCTCTGATCATGAATTACTTAATGTAGTGCTGTTTAACAGTTTGAGTTTAACCAGTTTTGATGTCAGTAATGGCAGTGTAAAAACAGACAATGACGAAGAAGACTGGTATGAGAATTCTACAGTTAAATTTGGACAAGAATGGGGTGGTGTAAAAGTTAATTTAGACTACACTGATTACAATTATGATTATGATAATTGCTTTAATGAAGCATTTGAAAGCAGTAATAACTGTTTACAAAGTGGAGAAAAAGGCACATTAAGTATTCGTAATGACAAATTCACAGTTGGCTATTCTCAAAATGTCAGTGAATATTATTCTGACGAGGTACAGTCTTGGGAGAGCATTGCAGAACGTGGCTACTTTGATTATAAAGAAACGTGGAAAGTTGGCACACCTGCCGCAACACTTATTGTTGGAGCAACAGCAGAATACGAAGAGTATGCAGATTCCAATCAAAGTACTGCAAGTGTTTATTCCTCACTAGCATTTGGCGAGCAGTTTCAAGTAGGTGTTAGGATTGCAGAAGATGCTCTCATTGGTAGAGTAGGTTGGCAATTAAAAAGTTTGTTTTTTAACTTAGGTAACAGTTATAGAAAACCCACACTATATGAATTGGCTGGAGACGCATGGACATTAGCAAATCCTAATTTAGAACCAGAAGAAGGTTTTGGTTTAGAGTTTGGTTGGAGAGCATTAAGTGTTTTTACATATAACTTCAGTGAAGGAATTGATTATGATTTTGAGAACAATCAATTTATAAATGTAGGCGAGTATGAAACACAAGGCATAAGATACAATGATGTGTTCTCAGTACCGTGGGGCGGATTCAAAGTGTTTGTTGCGTATACAAACAGCGATCAATTGAGAATACCAGAGTTCAAAACTGAACTAGGATATTTTGCAAGTGTTAACGGTTGGAAATTTAATATCAACTTTAATGGTATGTATGAAAGAGGTTCAGACTTTACAGGCATAGAATTAGATGATGTACAATCTGTTGACATTGGAATAAGTAAAGAGATCGGAAGATTTAATGTTTCTCTCTCAGGAAGAGAGATACTTGATGATGCAGAAGTAATACCTGGTTATTTTAACGGCGGGTCACAATACTTCTTGACTTTTACGTATAGATAAGATAAAATATATATATGGCTAAAGTAACTTTAGAAATCAGAGATGAAGTTAATGTTAAGTTTGTAGGACTTGATGTTAAGACAAGGCGTAAAATATCTGACGCTGTAAAGTTCTTTTTGCCGTATGCTTATCACATGCCAGCATACAAATTAGGACGTTGGGACGGTTGTGTAAGATTTTGCGACATTGGTGGCAGAACATATCTCAACCTTCTCGACGAACTACTACCAATCATTACCAAAGAAGGATACGATGTTGAGATACAAGATGCAAGACAGGCTTGGAACTTTAACTTTGAGCCTGTAGAAGCAAGTAGTTATGATCATATATCTTGGCCTAAGCGACATCCTGCAGAAGGGTTACCAATACTGTTAAGAGACTATCAAGTTGAAGTTATCAATCGCTTTTTAGACAATCCACAATGCTTACAAGAGATTGCCACAGGTGCAGGTAAAACATTAATCACTGCTGTATTGAGTCACAAGTGTGAACCGTTTGGTAGAACTATTGTAATTGTGCCAAACAAAGACCTTGTTGTGCAAACAGAAAAAGACTACAAGAATCTAGGAATGGATGTTGGTGTGTTGTTTGGCGACAGAAAAGAGTATGACAAAACACACACTATTTGCACATGGCAAAGTTTAGCAGTACTAGAAAAGAAAACTAAGGCAGGCGAAGCAGAAGTTGACTTAGATGTGTTCTTGGACAATGTTGTATGTATTATGGTAGACGAGGTACACAAAGCAAAAGCAGATGTACTCAGAGATCAATTAAGTGGCATGTTCAGAAACGTTCCTATACGTTGGGGACTAACAGGAACTGTGCCAAAAGATGATCATGAACGTGTTGGTTGTATTTGTGCATTAGGTCCTGTGATAGGACAATTGAGCAGTAAAGAATTGCAGGACATGGGTGTACTTGCAGACTTAGATATCAGTGTACTGCAAATGCAAGATGGGCCTTTAGGTTTTAACAGTTATGCACAAGAACTTAAATGGCTGACCACAGACACAGATAGGCTAAGCCATATATCAAACGTAATCAAAGAATTATCCAATCAAGGCAACACACTTGTTTTGATTGATAGAATTAAGACTGGAGAAATATTTTCAGATATGAATCCAGAATGGGTATTTATTAGTGGCGATATGAAAGTAAAAGATCGTCAAAGAGAATACGAAGAAATTTCAGAAATGAATAATAAAGTGATTGTTGCAACGTATGGTGTTGCGGCAGTTGGTATTAACATACCAAGAATATTTAATTTGGTGTTGTTAGAACCTGGTAAAAGTTTTGTTCGTGTGATACAGAGTATCGGTAGAGGTATTCGTAAAGCAGAGGACAAAGATTATGTAAATGTGATTGACATAACAAGCAATCTAAAATACAGTAGACGACATTTGACAAAAAGAAGAACATTTTACAAAGAGCAAAATTTCCGTCATACTGTAACCAAAGTGGAGTATAAATGAAAATATTAACCATAGAAAATACCGCATATGATTTAGATACGGTGCCTGAAGAAATAGATGATTTAAGATATTGTGCATTAGATGCCAGTGATCCTGATAATATTGATTTTTACTTTTTGCCCTTAATCTTTTTAGAAAGTTTTTATGCACCAGCAATATGTTTGCAGATAGGAAATTATAATGTTCAAATGCCCATGGACTGGAGCATATTATTATGCGATGAGGATTATGGCGGCGTTGAATGTTTACCTTTAACAAGTCTTAATAATAGAGGATTTAGAGCTCTAGCAATGAATCCATTAAGTAACAAGATACCAGATAGTTTTGAAATAAGTATAACAAACATATATCAAGACGTTAAATGGTACTTCCCAAAATTAAAAAATGGTCATTTGTTAGCAATACCATTAGAAGACAAACCAAAGCCTAGGTGTGCTTACTTTGTCAAAGATTTTAATAAAGTAGCAGATTTAGACATAGGAGATTTAGTATGAGTTATGAATTCACTAGTGAAAGTGTAAGTTCCGGACACCCAGATAAAATTGCAGATCTTATTTCAGATGCTGTAGCAACATATCTTATTAATGGTAGCATGAGAAATAGAGCCGCAATTGAAACATTGGTAACAACTAATATGGTTACTCTTGCTGGTGAATATAAGAGTGACGTATTTGATAAATTTGAGATTGAAAAAATTGTTAGAGATGTTGTGCGAGGTATTGGGTATGAACAAGATGGTTTCCATTGGAAACATCTTAAAGTATACAATGAATTGCATGGACAAAGTCCTGACATTGCTTTAGGTACAGATAACTTTGGTGCAGGTGACCAAGGACTTATGTTTGGTTATGCATGTAATGAAACTGAAGATTATATGCCTAGTGCAATTTATTACAGTCATAAAATTCTAAAATTTTTAGAGCAAGAAAGAAATAAAGCAAGTACTTGGCTAGGACCAGACAGCAAAAGCCAAGTTACTATGGAATATGAAAGCATTAATAAACCTATTAGAATTAGTAAGGTTGTATGCAGTAGTCAGCACACAGAAGAATATCCATTAGAGCATACTCGTGATGCTATTAGAGGACTAGTTGGACATGCACTAAACGAGTGCAATGCACCACGTGACGACAAAACAGAATTTTTAATTAACCCTACTGGCAAATTTGTTATTGGAGGACCCGATGGAGATACTGGACTTACTGGACGAAAAATTATTGTTGATACTTATGGCGGGTATGCTCCACATGGTGGCGGTGCTTTTTCAGGTAAGGACTGCACTAAGGTCGACAGATCAGCGGCATATATGGCTCGCTATTTGGCAAAGAACATTGTAGCAAGTGAAGGATATAAAAATGCCACAGTACAACTAAGTTATGCTATTGGTCTCAAAGAGCCAACTAGTTTATATGTTTATGCTGACGGTGAAGTTAGGCCTGCACTTGCTAAAAAAATTAAAGATATGGTAGACTTAACACCATTAGGTATTATTGAAAGATTTGATTTGTTCGGTTTAGATTTAACTCAAACAACAAACTATGGACACTTTGGTAAGAATTATTTGCCATGGGAAGAAATAAATTTATTCTAGGAGGCATTATGAAAAGTTTATTAAGTACGTTGTTAATTTTAGCTCTTACAGGTTGTGCTGTAGGTGGTAGTTTGAAGCCTGAAGTAACAAAACGTGACGAGGCCCGTGAGCCATGTCCTTTTGTAACTGGTACAGTTGTATCTGTTCAGGATATTGTAATTGAAGGTAATATAGAAGCCGCTCAAGCATCTGGTACTGCTATTGGTGGATACCTTGGTAACCGTGCAACAAATGACAAAGGCGATATTGAAGAAGCATTAGGCACTATTGCAGGTGCGGCAATTGGTAATGTTGTAGGCGATGCAGTTGGTAAAGGAATGGCAAAGCCTGGTGTGTTACTGTTTATAGATATCAATAATGGTGGTTCTGGAATAAGTGTATCACAAGAAGCAGGAAAGTATAATTTTGAAACTGGTGATAAAGTAATCTTGAGCGGAAATTTGAAACAGAAACGTTATGGTTACTCTGATAATTGCCCTCTAAGGGTGTTCCCTCAGTAATGGACTTAAAAAAGATATTACGTAATGTTCCTGACTTTCCTGTAAAAGGTGTACAATACAAAGACATCAGTAGCATACTTCAAAACCCAGAAGCATTTCAGTATTGCATAAATCAACTTGCTGTTTATGTAGCAAAAGAAAATATCACACATATTGTTGCACCAGATGCTAGAGGATTTATATTTGGTGCACCAGTCGCATACAAATTTGGCCTGCCTTTTATAATGGCTAGAAAAGCAGGTAAACTCCCACCACCAGTTAGCAGTTACTCATACAAATTGGAATACGGCGAAGCAACATTAGAAATACCTGAGAACGTTAGTTTAGGTGATGGTTCCAAAGTATGTATCATAGATGATGTAAGTGCTACAGGAGGCACAGCAAATGCTATGGTAGGGTTATTGCAAAAAGCAGGGGCAGATGAGATCTTTTATGCCTGTGTAGTTGACTTAAAATTTTTACAAGGAACGCAAAAACTACTTGACTACTGTGGAGTAGAATGTTATAGTGTATTGGATATAGAATGAAAGACTTAATTTTAATAGCATTAGAGCATGAGGCACCCAATATGGCCAAATGGGACAATGTATTTTTTACAGGTGTAGGTAAGATCAATGCCGCACTATCAGCCGCAAGGCTAATACAAAAGTTCAAACCAATTAGAGTTTGGAATTTTGGTACAGCAGGAGGCATTGTGTTAAAAGAAGGTTGCCATGAGATGGTTAACTTTGTAGAACGCGACAAAGGCAAATGTCCTGATGCCATAGAAATGATGTTACCAAAAGATCCTATTACTATATCAATGGGCATTGGCTATACCTGTAGCACAGGAGATAACTTTGTTACTGATCCTGATTTGGAAATACCTGCCCATGTTGTAGATATGGAAGCCTTTGCTATTGCAAAAGCCTGTAACCAACGTGGCGTAGATTTCAAATGTTACAAATATGTAAGCGATAATGCAGATGACAGTGCAGACACCAGTTGGCTAGATAATGTAGCAAAGGGCGAAGAGCACTTTATAAAAATTTACAAGGACTTTCATGGCTAAGAAACAACCAGCATTACCTTTGAAAACTGTTATGGCCGCCATTGACAAAAGAGACAAAGGCTGGTATAATAGACTTAGTGCTGAACAAAGAAAAGCATTTAGTACATGGATGATGATGAGATATGCAAGTAGTGTGCAGGGCAAGAATGCCGCACATTTTATCTTTATGGTAAATGAACTTGTAAACAAAAACTTTGAAGAAGTATACAAACATCCAGAGTTGCAATGGTTGTTAATGAGTATGTGTGGTACAGGTAAGGTAGAGTTTCATCCTTACATTAAGCCACCAAACAGCAGAAAGAAAAAGAACAAGGTAATGGAGTTTTTACTTGAATTGTTTCCTACTCTCAAATCAGATGAGTTAGAAATGATGTTAGATATAAACACTAAAGAAGAACTTAAACAGTTAGCAGAAGCACATGGCTACGATGACAAATCAATTAAAGACATCTTTGGAAAATAAGTGTAAGTGGTGCGAAAAATCTTTTCGTAGTGAACGCACACTGGCCGCTCATATGTGTCCACGCAAACGGCGTTGGGCAGACAAAGATATGACACATGTGCGTTTAGGTTATCGCGTGTTTCAAATGTTTTATGAATTGAACACATCGACTAGTAAACCTAAGAGTATCGAAGACTTTATTAGAAGTCAGTATTATGAAGGCTTTACAAAATTTGGTAGAAGTTGTATACGCAATGAATATCTTGAACCCGAAAAATTTGCTGAATGGTTAATTAAGAATGGTAAAAAGTTAGCAGATTGGAGCAAAGATAAATTGTATGATGAGTTCTTATTGCAGTATGTTAAAAAAGAACCTGGACTTAGAGCATTAGAACGCAGTATCATTTATCTCAGTGAATGGGCAAATGACAATGATGCTGATTGGACAGAATATTTCAAATTAGTTAGTGCTCCAAGAGCAGTGCATGATATACGTGCAGTAAAAATATCTCCTTGGTTATTGTATCTCAGTGACTCAGGCGGGGAACTGCTAACACGTTTTAGCAGTGAGCAAGTCAAAATGATTGAGCATGTAATTGATGCCCAGTTTTGGCTTAAAGTATTTGCTAAGAATCCAGAAGAGGTTCAAGCAATAAAAGACACATGTGAACAGGCAGGAATATAATGAATGTAAAAATTATTAGTCATAGTCAAGCACCATACAATGACAGTATGCATAAAGCATCTGCATTAGACTTAGTGGCGTATTGTGCTAGGGTGAGTAACCCAAATAATCAAAACAATACTGAAACAAGTGAAAAACTTGTAAAGTATTTGATGAAACACAAACACTGGTCACCACTTGAAATGGTATCAGCATGTTTGGAAATAGAAACAACCAGAGACATTGCACGTCAAATACTAAGGCATAGAAGTTTTAGTTTCCAAGAGTTCAGTCAACGTTATGCTGACCCTACAC